TGCTATCTTAATATATTGAAATCTGCCGCCCTCAGCATCCCCGACTGGAATAGCCAACTTGCCTTTAAATAATTTACTGTTATTACTTCCAACCGTCTTAAAAGACGGATAAATCACTTTACCTTTAAGTTCTACAAAGTTTGTTCCTTCCATTGTTTTCACCTCCGCTTTTATTGTATAAACCTATTCAAATAACTATAAACCACTTCTTTTGTTAAATCAGATGGATCTAATCCTTTGCCATTCTCATCAACTTCTGTAATAAAAATTGGAATTATATCCATTCTACTCCTTAATTCTTCACATGCCTTTATACAACCACCCATTCCTGGTGCGTCATTATCAAACATGATTACAACCCCTTTGAATGCATATGTACAAAGTAAATTTGCTTGTCCCGATGTAATATGTGAGCCCATAACTGCTGCCACATTTTTAATTCCATATTCATAAAGACGCCAAACACTTTTCTGACCCTCAACTATAATAAGTGGTTTCTCATTTAGAAACTCTTTAGCATTATTTAGGTTGTATATGACTTTATCCTTGTCGAATCCAAGTGTGTGGATATATTTGTAGTCTTCGTCCGAGACATCCTCTCTTATATCTCGTAAACTATAACCAGCCAATCCTCCTTTATCGTCTCTTATGGGGATAATATCTCTTATGAATCCGTGGGCGTCTGTATATCCCCCTGCGATCTCAAAAAAATCTAATGTTTCCTTTGCAAAGCCTTGTTTCACAAAATAATCTGACCTAAAGGGTTTAAATTGTTTCAAACATTCGTCAGTTACAATAGATGGTTTTGGGCCTTTCAGTTTTCTTGAGCGGATAAAAGATTCTTTTTCTTTTCTTCTTTTGTGCTCAAGATAATCAGTACTATCTATAGTACCCACCAAACCCTCTAAATACCTTACAGCATCCATAAAATCCACATTCATAGTAGCCTTTATCAAACCAATTATATCGTTCCCAAAAATTTCATGGCATCGATGTGAAAAGCAAACCCAAGTTTTGGTTTCTTTATTAAACCTAAAAGATGTTTTATTGTCCCCGCCATGAATCCTACAGGCTGTCCTTATTTCTTTCGATGTCTCTCTAATACCTGAGAAACCCAAAGACTCTATAAGATAGCGTGGATCTATATTGTCTTTTAGTTTATCCAGTTTATATTTAAAATCTTCTTTATTTGAGCTCTTCATTGTCATCGCTACCATATTCTACTCTATTATCTCCATATTGAATTAGCTGGAATGGGGCCTCTACCTCTCTTATTTGAAGGTTTCTTTTACGAAACTTATAGCCTATACCTTCTTCAGGAGTTCCACCACCTCTGCGAGTATCTTTAATAATTAGTTTAAACTGACCACTGTTTTCGCCGCCGGCGTCTACTTCTTCCTTTTTCTTATATCCCCATTGCATAACTATATCAGCAAACCAAGAAATTCTATCGCTTCCAGCTACATCGCCTTCCCTATTTAGCTGTACCGCGGTAAAAAATGGAATGTCTAAGGTTCCTGCCAAATCTTTTAGTTTGGTTGCAACATCTCCCAATATCTGCCACTCTTGGCGCCTTCGATCCGAGCTAGAGCTGTCTGGTTCTTTTATATAATCAAAGATAGCCAAACCTATATCTTCTTTAATCTTGTATTTTTTATACAATGCCGACAACTTATCAACTGAATAGCCAGGCATTCTATGGTGGAACAGTTTACCGCGCTTGATTATAGAAGTCACCATGCTAATTTTATCGTACTGTTCTTTTGTATAACCACCATGCTTTATTATACGCTCGTCAACCCCGCTCATCATGGCAATCAGTCTGTTTCTCCATTCATTAAAACTCATTTCTGTATCGACATATAAAACTGGGGTGTTGAGTCGGTAAGCGACGTGTGCTGCAACATTGGCTAGAAAGGTGCTTTTGCCCATTTTCTTGCGGGCAGATAAAATATGAAGGGTGCCTGGAATTAACCCATCAATCTGGTTATCAAGGATAGGATAACCAGTAGAAATTCCACTTTGTTCTACTGGATTATTTTTTCTTTCTTCTATATAATCAACCAAACCAACGGCCAGGTCTCGCGCCTCATCTATCGATCTTGCTTGTGTGGATAAATCCATTATTTTGGATTCAACAAGACCAATTAATGATTCACTATTCTCTCCTGACTTAGCATTATCAACAACGGTAGCCATCCCGTCCTTTAAATCTTTATAAAGCTTATATTTTGTGCTGGCCTCAAGAACCTCTTTAATATATATAGGTAGGTTACTCTTGTCCAACTCCATTGTGCTGATACTTTCGATATATTCATAACCACCGATATTATCCAAAACACCGTTGCTTTTTGCCTCGCTAGTAATCATAGAAACATCAAACTTTTCTATGCTCTTACTGGCTGTAAGAGACTTCATTATGATATATATCATTTTGTGATCAGCATAAAGAAAGTCCTTTTCCTCTAGCTGTGAACAAAGGGTATAAAAATTATCCATTTTGTTCAAAGCATAGCACAATAAAGATCTTTCTTCGCTTGGCTTACAAAATAAATCCTTTGCCTCTTCGTTGTTCATTATGAATAACGTTCCTTTCTCACAGTATATAATTCATTTTCTCGTCTTGTTAGTTCTCTTTTAAGTGTCGCAATTAAATCTGAGATTGTTTTATCAACACCATCTATTCTCATTAGTTCTTCTTTTATCTTATCTATCTCTTTCTTAATCTGACCTAAAGGATTAGAAGTAGATATTATATATTCAATAGCATTTGCTTTAGTTTTATATTGTTTTAAAACATCTTTAGTTAAGACCATTTCGATACCAGAATCTAGCGCGCGCTGCTTTATATGAATATTAACTTTGGCTTTATTTACTTCTGATTTAAAATAGATTAGATACTGTGCCAAAGCTACAGCATACTTACTAATAATAGTGCCATCTAAAGCGTCCAGTTTCCTAGCATCAAAAGCCAAGATCTCATTAATGAAATCCATCTCTGGTTTAACTTTTTCAAATAAATAAACACCTTCGTCCATTATGACACCTCTTCGTCTACGCCACGATCTTCCGTGGTGGCAAATATTCCGGTACAAAAATAATCAAATGCCTCATTGCCGTCTTGATCTCTAAACTTATACCAATCACTCCTCATTCCTTTTTGTACACAATGTAAAGACAAATTACAATAGCGTGGATCGCCGGTCTTAGTGCCATCATTTAATGGAACAAAGTCTGGACAGTCTTTCCCTCGTTTAATTGGATTTCTATCAGTTGGAATTATTATATTACTCATAAAATCCTCACTCTATAGCATTATATATTTTACGCATAATTAAATCTTTGGTTATGTCTTCATCAAAATATATTCTTACAAAAGCTATGTTGTTTTCCTGAACATACTCCAATTTCATGTTGTCTCTGTTCTTTTGGGCAACAAAACCCCGTTTATCCTCGTGAAAATGTTTAATAAACTTTAGGTGTTGTTGCCCTTGACACTCTATAAGAACATTTAAATCTTTAATATAAAAATCAAAAAACAACTTTGAACCTTTATATTTGACGTAATGTTCTTTTATAATGATATTAAGAGGAAATAATTCCTTAAGTACACTATAAACTTTATTACTGATTAGACTCATAAAGCTCCTTTAAACCAGTTCTGGAAATTATCTGACCTCTTATATCCTCGTACAGATCTGCGTCTTCTCTAAGCGCATTTACTACATTAAATTCACCTTGGCCAAGTTTTACATCCCCATAATTATACCAGGCTCCATTTTTATCAATTATTCCGAGACTGGCAGCTAGGGTGAGGGCTTCCCAATGAACATCAAAGCCTTTACCATAAATCAAAGGTATTGTAGCTGTCCTAAATGGTGGTGCTAGTTTGTTTTTAACTACTTCTAGCTTGGCATGATGGCCTATTGGTTCGCCAGAAACAGAGTCTACTATTCTATTTGATTTGTATTCAGCTCCTTTAACAGAAATTCGACCTGTTGCATAAAAGGGAAGTGCTTCTCCGCCGGTAGGTGCTTCGGGATTTCCGTAAGCCCCGACTTTGTGTCGGATTTGATTTATAAAAATAATCAGCGTGTTGGTCTCATTAGCCAGGGGGACCAGACGCCTTAATGCTTTGCTCATTAATCGAGCTAAAAGTGCTATAAAATCATCGCCAATTTCTGCAACAGCCTCACTCTTAGGAATTAATGCGCTTACAGAATCTATA